GTTTCCCAGTCACGATCCGAATTGACTGTGAGTAAAAGCATCACCTGATCCATAATCTAAAAATAAATTGGATTGGCGATTGTCATGCATTACTACAGAATATTGAACAGCATTTGCAAAAGCAACTGATGATTGAGTTACAAGAGACACAGCAGTTGGACGTGATTCATAAGTAGTAGCATAACGAGTTGCTCGCAACAGCGTGTTTCTATCTGATGAAATAAATGAATAATCCATTGATCCACGAACAGCCAAAAAACATGCCATAAAATTACTAATGGGATTTACATTATGATAATTGAACTGAGCATTGTTAGTAGCAGCTGCATTACGGGCTTGATGCACACCTTGCGGATCATACCCATAGGATGGTGGATATATAGTAACAGTTTTAGCAGCCTGTGCTAAATTAGGTGGAATAAAATCCATCAAAAGGCAATATTTTCTACGCAGAATTTGCATAAGACTCTCTATATTTTCACCCATATAGGTTAAATATAGATGATCCACTGGTGTGCCTTTATTTGGAGCAATAGACACCTCATCAGGTTCATCTTCTATATTAACACTAGTAATAGTTTCTGCTGATTGATATGCGAAAAAACTGCTTTTAGGACCACCAGCTGGAGATGAAAATGCTATACCTGGATTAGCCACCTGAAAGTTTTCAGCACCACGTATAAAAACATTACATGAAACTGTAGTGGCTGCCTGCGGTCCACTCAAAAAATTGAGTAAACGCACATTTAAGATACCATTATTCGCATCATCAATATATCCAGCAGCTGTTTGAGCAGAACCATACGCTTGAAATGGAGTTGTTAAATTAAAACAATATAACCAAGACATAGCCTGTTGATAAGTAACTCTAAACTCAATATCCGAATCTGAACTAACATCATAAATAACAGTGGACAGTTCAGTCTCAGATAAATTAGCAACAGAGATAATATTATTACCCAAACTAGCAATACAAGGATCATGGGCTATTTTAATACGTGCTTTATGATAAGGGGACATAATAAAAGAAAATCTAAAAATTATATCCCCACGCCAACTACGAAAATGTCTTGCTAAAAAAGATAAAGGAGGCATTGCAAGAACATCTGCATTAGTTCCACTATTAGTTTTAGCTAAACACGGATTAACAAAAGCAGACCACAAAACAGACTCTGGATTAGTAGAGTCACTAAATGTAAATGTATCCAAATATGATTCCCTGGTAGCAAATTGCATTATATCCAACTCATTACCTGTTTTAACACCAGTTATACCCTCTCCAATAGATAACAAATTTTTAGGGTCAACAGTCAACTTCTGAAATGGATATCCTGTCTCCGAATTAGCCATATATGGTATGGGCTCTACACGCATGGGAGTAACATCACTTATAGAAGTGATATTTGTATATCCTAATTTTTTTGCTGTGGAAGAAACACCTTCTAAAACTTTAGTCCCCACTGAAGCAAATCGTGAAATAGGTGTAGGTAATTTTGAAATACCATCTGTAACTTGCGCTAAATTTGATGCAATGGAGGAAATCTTAAATTCAGATTGTGCAACTGTAGTCATAGTATAACCCGACAATACAACATCCGACATCCAAGCATATAAGTTAAAAGAAATTTTAGGTGTTGTTGCATTGGCAGAAGCTAAAGCATTGTACACAACCAGGTCAATTCTACCCATTTCAGTCAATCCAATAATATCACTGGATGTAGTAGAAGTGCGATTAGACAAAAAATTACCAGGATGTATAAAAGGCAATTTAAGTTCGCATCCTTTGGAACTTTGAGGGTAAAACCAGGCACCAGGAAGTTGGGATCGAGGTATTAGTGAATTAACACCAGTAGGTGCAACAGGACCAAGAATAGTTAAAGGTTGGTACGTCAAGCGTGCAGATCCATAAAAAAAAGGAGTAGCATTTACAACTAATTTTAGATGCAAATTTCCACGTATGAAACCAAAATTTTCTAACTTTTTAATGATTGCCGTATTGGTTAAATACGATTGCCAAGGGCGCATATTTGTAATAATATTAGAACCCACGGCTTGATTAGTCCAAGTAAATACCCCCAAATTAACAGGTCTAGAAAAGAAATCTTGAATATCTGCTCCACTAACAGCATCGCCCAAATCGATGGTATCAGTAACGTGCTCCATACTATATATGTTCGAAGCTTCTTTATCTAAAAATTTAGTAGTCTGCTGTTGATAAACTTCATTAGCAGCCTCACTTAAGGACGAGGAACCTGCACCTTGTTTTCCTTCACGAGTATTGCTAAGATTATGACGCATAGTAGCTTCTGGAATTTGTGGACCAGAATTGCCACGCAAATTACCACCACGAGAACCACGTTCAACCGATGGACGTGGTCCCGAAGCAATGATATCTCTCTCCATAGAATCCATTTGGTATACAGTATCTACTGTATCAAAGCCATCATGTTTCTTGATAACAATATATTTCATACGTTGTTTACATGTGGAGCATTTTGCACATGGTACAGATAACAATTCCAAATCATCGAAATGGAAATCATCAACATCATCCTCATTCACAGAGTACCAGTTATCAATTATATTATAGCGCTGATTGCGATATCGTCGCAGACGTTGTTCTACAATATAATTGTTTAAAGACATATTGTTGTCTTGCACATCTTCGAACGCCGAAGCCGCGGGACTCAAAAGAGCCTCTTTATAAGACTTTTTGTTGGTGCATTATTTAGCCAACGGAGATTGTGGCACCACTAATCTCGGCTGGGATCTGAACAGGAGAATCAACCAACTCTTCCGTAAATACGGACTTTGAGGAACACTCAGGTGGATTAAAACATTTGCTAGCAACGGCGAAACAGTTCACGTATTCGTCAAGATCTAAAACAAATGTATCAGCTTTTGGCTTGACCAATAGGTCGGGACCTGCCAATGAAGACCCCGGAAAGTCAACACGAACTCTATCTTCAGAGCGTCGACCAATTCTAGGATATTTGCGATCTTGCAATGATGAACGCCAAAAACATCCTACCAAATAATCAAATGTAGGAAAAACAATGTCATAACGAACAATAAATTCAGGATGTTTGCCACACACATATAAAAGCTTCTGTTTCATCTCTTCATAATATTCACGTCCCCAAAAAAAACTCTCACGCATTGCGGACATCATAATACTTTCAATCTGCAAATTAATTCCAGCCTTACTAGGGATGAAAATGGTTAACATTTTACTAATAGATTTTTTGTTTAAAGGCCCAACTATGCATCCAAGTTCCTCACTGAATATAAAAGATCGCTTCAAAAAAGATAGATCTTCATACTTGGTGAAAGGTGCCTCTTCCGCATCCTTAGTGCCCATAGTGTAAGTTATACCTAATTCATCAAAAAGGGTATCACGTATTGTGGTATGATTAAACCAATCCACAATTTGTTTATCAACTCCCATAATATTATCGTCACCATATGTACCTAAACGGACATAACGACGAAAAGATTTACATTCACAATTACCATTTTTATTAAAGTTAAGTATTGCATACACATATCTAATATATAAACTACCAACAATACTATTAACTATGGCAGTAATGGGAATACCAGAAGGCAACCCACCAAACAATTCTATAAGCTCCTCCTTAAGGACAGTTACAGGAAAGGCACAGTCATAGCTAAAACAACGTATATGTCGTGCTGCCCTTTCATACTTCAAATCTTTAGTAGACCGATATTTCAAATCCATGAAACGAGCTAAAATATTCATAGCCTCTAATATAAAAATAGCAAACATACGTTTATCATAATCAGCATAATCTCCATCAATAAAATGCTCAAATTTACCGTTTTTTGTAATATACTCCATAAATTCATGCCAGTCCAAACTCTGTGCAGTAATACCAACTTGACATTCAAATACAGAACGATGACGTTGTATCACTCGTACAATCGGTAATAAATTTTTCCTCATTACATATGTCAATTCAACTGGACATGAAGAAAAAATGCGAGTTTTACCACGCTCTATTTTAGAATATGGTAAAGCTTCATCTTTCAAACAAGTGCGAAAAATAGGACCATAGCGTCTATTATTATCATACGCTTCCTCAACTTTAGCTATATCATCCCAAACATCCTGAGTAAAATCCACTTTATCTGGATTGTCAGGTTGCTTCAACATATAATATTGCTTGGACTTATTTCTAGGCCAACCAGCCGAAGTTTTACGGGGTATAGCATCAATAAATTGAATACCATCGATTCCGTTTATATTTTCATCTTTTTCCAAGATATCTACATCGTCAAGAAAGTTATTAGGTAATAAAGCAACGCATTCATCAAAATATTGATCAGAAACTATTTTCAAAACTTGTTCATCAACTTTAGATTGTGTGTTTAATAGTGGTTCTCCAGCTATTAAATATGGACGATTATCATCCATTATTGGGGCTCCATGTGTCTCCTCAAAACCAACCTCTTTTAGAGTCTCTAAAATAGGAGTGGGTTGAACATTAGATTTTGTTTTAGCAGAATATTTACGCAAAGATCCATATACTAATGCAGAACCTTGTAATTCATGTAAAAAAGATTTTCGATGTACAATAGGATCTAACGGATAATCGCCTAAATTAAGGCTCTCATATCGAGAAACACCATCACAAGCAGAATGAATTTCACTTGGTATACGACCAGACAATCCTATGGAACCAAAAACATGAGTTGTTAAAGATGAATGGATACCAACAATTACATATCCACTAGGACTCTCTAAAACAAGTAGAGAACCACAATCACCATATGATGTTACTGGATCTGAAGTATAAGCATAATAAATGCCATGTTTAGCCACCACAGGAGCAACTCGTGAACATTCCATAATTTTGATATCTCCAGAATTAGTACGTTGCACAAGGAAGCCATTACTGGCAAAATCAAGGTCTTCATCAACAATATATTTACGCAAATCGGTAACCGGAGGATTACCTCGTAATGTTAACACTGACACATCATTTCCTAAATCCTTTCTATCCATATTAAGTAAACAAAACTTCTTATTTCCATTTATACTACTGGAAGGATGAACACTGGTGGTAATTACACAGTTATCTACCATAATAGATTCTGGATCATCAGGATACAATTTAAAAACATGTGTATTTATCATATATGACTGCGAATTAACAGCAAACGCCTTAGTCACACGTGAATGCATTTTACCATTGTATTGAAACTCAATAGTAACATGAATTAGATTATTCTTAATAATATCAATAAACTGATGTCGCAATAGTCCTTTTGATGACAATACTGGACGTGGTAAATCAGCATTAACTATAGAAACTTTATTAAAAGTACCATTGTCAACTTCACCTTCATGTTTTTGTAAAGATTGTTTTTTCTCCCCAAATATATACATAAATAGGTGAGATAAGCCCTTCACAAACACCAAACAACTCACACCAGTCACAACGGGTATTAGCATCATAAGTAACACCGTAGTTTTAGGAGTACAATGTCGTTCCGCAAAATCTGCGGCTCGCACTGCTAAAGAGACAACTGGTGGTATAAATCGATCAATCTTTGTCATAACCCATTTTCTAAGCGTATACGGAGACCAACAGTAAAAATATATTACTATCAAAGATACTATTTTACCTGTTATAGATATGGGTAAGTATAGTCTAGCTTGCATCAATGGACACAATTTATTATATGCAAATAACCATATTGAAACATATATTGCATAGTCTAACATTGCAGCACATAAGCCAACACCAAATCCAAGACATTTACCTATAATTGTGGCAAATATCAATTGCAATCGTTCATAATATTCAAGGGCATGCTGCCTATGTCGCTCATGCAATAATTCTGCAAAAGACAGACCTGGGCCAGGTTCATAATCACTCTCGATAATACTTGTGGGAATTATATCTTGTTGCTCTGGAATATAACACATACACAGACGTATCACTTGATTACATTCAGAACAGATACATACACATGGATTCTGATGACAAATACCACACACATTACCAGATTGATGCACACGATGACACCAACAAGGATATAAACAACACTTTTCACACAACTTAATATTGGCTATGTGATCTCGAACTAAATTAGCTTGGCCTTGATACATAAAATGTGAATCAACGGCCTTATTATACCATGCCAAAAACTGCACAATAGCGGGTGAAACTAATTCTCCAGTCTCGTCCCAGATATCACTAAAAATATCTACAATTTCCTTATCACAATATTTGCGACCATTGTCATTTCGTGGCACATTTTTTTCGACTTTAATACGCCAATAATTAGGATATCCATCTTCTGGTTCCTTAGGCAACTTATTCAAATCAAAATGCCCATGTCCATCATCATATTTCGTGCTTGGATAAATAGTAATAACATACTGAAAACGGCGTAAAACCGCGTCAGGATTGTCAAATTCTCGATCAGCGTGTAAGTCCTTAATATTAGTAGTGACTAAAACCAGCTTACCTCTAAATGGTGTTCTGCCCTTATCTTCTAAAGAAGCTTGATTCGGACAAAAAGGAACATTATTAATAATCTGCAACATGTTAGTAACAGATTCGTCCCCATTGGGTGTCTTATTTGGATGTTTGGCGGCAGCATCATCAATAAGAAGACACCACATATGTGACCGAAAATTATCCCAAAATTTAGCTACTGAGGGTAAAACATATTTATGTCCTTCATCAGTAGGCAATTTCATTTTTTTACCAAAATGTGCATACAGCACATCAGAGAAAGAAGATTTACCTACTTTAGTTTCACCATAAATGATTAAGGCAAAGGGTGCATCACGTGAAGACAAAGCGAAATCTTTACATAATATTTCATCTTGAGCTAAACGCAATTCATTAATTAATCGCTGCATATGAGTTTTTTCATAAGAACTAGTGGCAACAAATTTCATAAAATTTTCACCATCTATAATAGCTTGATTGACACGGGTAGTCAATTCAAATTCAGACATACCTAATTGCGAAATATTGGTTAAATTCTTAATCTTAACCGTCAGAAAATTGGCTTCTTCTAGCCAATCAACAATACTCTCACTTGAAATAAACACACATGATGAGTCTCCAGTGCGTATAATCTGTAATCCTTTTTTACAAACAAAAGCCAATGCAGTCAACAGATCTATAAAAAAAAATTTACCTGTGAAATGCTTAGATTTATACATTTCAATATAGAGGGGCGTAATACCCATATCACGAACAAGATCAGTTTCACCTAAAATAGTGAAACACAATACACTCATTAAAATTTTCCGCCCATTTTTAAAAAAAGAACTTTTCTTAAAAGAGTCATAATCCTTAATTTTATCAAGGAAATTATCCAAACCACACTCTACATCTAAAGCAGATACTTGATGTTGATTAATAACAAAAGCATCTATAACTTCAGACAATAAAGCGCTAGAAGAAACGAATTGTGTAACTAATTGATTACAAATTGATTTATCTGTTCTTAGTTTTAAAAAATTGGTAAAAGCCACAGTAACATCCGTAGCATTACGTGAACGATATAATTGATATAAAGTTATAACACAATCTTCCATCAAAGAAATAATTTTTTCATGCTTATTGACAAAAGAAGTGATATCAAATGATTGATGTTCCATAATAAATTCATCAACTCCTTGATTAAATTTAGTTATTTTATTATCACGTTTAACAAAAGCTTTAATTTTTTTCATAACATAATCATAGTCATTATCAGAAAACTGAGAGTTGGTGAGACGACTGCTGGCTAGACAGTTGTCAGTACGCTTTTTAGAAAGTACTCGTTGCATCATGCTAGTGTACTTTATATTGGATGCCCCCATGGGCGCGGTTCGCAGCAGTGCAAAGCACACATCTACTATTTTTATTTATACTGAGATCTTACTCAGTTGAGTTTTATTAAAGAGGACTCTACCTCCTTGCTGGTGTTACATGAGCGACACTAGACTAACATAGAAATTTTTATTTGCTACAAATTCATTTCGAAGTAAGAAAGTCGACACTATCTCTTACAATAAATCCCTCTGGATCGTGACTGGGAAAC